ACAAATGTCCAAAATGAACTGAAGTTCTTCAAGCGGGCTTTTCAGCCTCGAAGAACAACTCATAGATACGATGACCGTACTGCATCACTAGGAGCAGAACAGCACCGCTTGACAATGCGGCGATGAGTGTCGCGCCCTGGATCATCAACGGGACAACCGTGAGGACCAAGCTGGTGATCGCGAACACCAAAAATTTATATTTTGGATCCAGCTTCAGACTGTCCCATAGCGGACTCAAAACAAATTTGCTTATTAATTGTGCGGATGCTGCGACGATCGCGAGCGTGGTCGCACCGGCGGTGCTGGACACTCCGACGAGTTCCGCCAACGCACTGATGACGTCATTTACGGTGGTGGGAGGCACTGGTATATCGGCGGCCTGCGCGAGCGCATGAATACCGAAAACCAGTGCTGTCATCAAGATCATGCTCATCAGAGCAAATGGGCTCATCAGCCCTTTAAGGAAACGCATATCAATCCTCCTTGGATTTTGTTGGTTCTAACCTACCTCGGATATAAGACACGTTTTCCCCGATCCGTTCAAGGCTAGATTGCACTTTTGAGACATCGGTCTCGACTTTTCGGATCCACGCCTTCAGGTCATTCTCCACCTTGTCGGCATTGGCTCGTATCTCGTTCTCAGCTTTCACTGCTTCAGCTTTAGTCTGGAACCTGCTCACAAAATAGGCGAATACGGTTACAACAACCAGACACACTGCGAAGCAAATGCTGACTAAACCGATTGTGACCGGACCATCCATGATCTGCACTCCTAAGAAGTTCAACGCCCAGCCTCCACTGTAAACTGACATTGCGGGCCTAAACAAAACTAAAATGAGGACTGGACGGGGTGTTCGCCCCGCCGATCCTTAATTAGTCGTAGTATTCATCAACGATGATGGTTCCGGCCGCGCCGACTCCACCGACCGTTCCGGCCGCGCCACCACCATTAGAGCCGGCCGCGCCAAAAGCTCCGACTGAATAGGTGTATGAACTTGCCCACGCCACGCTCAAGCAATCAATCCAAGCTTCAGTGTAACCACCAGCGCCGCCTCCAGAACCTCCGAAGGTCGCGTTTGTAACACCACCACCGCCGCCGCCACCGCCGCCGCCGCTAGCGACCTGAGCTGCACCACCTGATTGCGGATTTGTCGTTCCACCGTTGACTCCGCCCGAACCAAATACAGTGCTGCCTCCAATACCGCCCGCGCCAGAGATGGCCGTCGTATTGGATGTGTTTGAAGCTCCCGCGGCTCCGGTCCTTGTGAAGCCGACGCATCCAGCACCAACTGTCCCGGCCACGCCGCCAAGACCACCATAGGCATTTGTGCCGCCCGGACTTCCACCTTTGGCAACGAGCAATGTTGTGTTGATCGTGCTATCACCACCAGCGGTCATTCCGGTCGATGATCCCGTACCGCTCCCAGCGCCGCCGCCACCACCGCCGACCATGCGGAAGCGAAGCTTAGTGCATCCCGCCGGCACGTTATAAGTTCCTGATCCAGCTAAAACGGTTTGCGTAGGACCTTTGAATGTTTGTGATGGCAACAATTGAATTTGGGTCGCCGTGGCTGCCCAAGTCCCTGCAGTAGTTTGTGTATTGAGAATATAACCGATCAATCGGCACGGCACGTTTGACCGTGCTGTCGTAGAATACATGGCTGTTGCGGAGTCTGCCGCGCCGGCGCCGCCCTCCGCAGTCGTAGTTACAAGACTGCCCTCAGAATATTTCGCATGTGAAACGGCGAGTTCAAGCGTCCCAGCATTGTCAATCAGGTACACATAAATATTCGATGGCTGACCGCTCGTTTGACCGAGTGTTGAACCGCTTGAAACCACCATTGAAAGTGCACCGGTTATGGTCCTGCGATTGAATACGCCTGAAGTCAGCGTGGAGCTTCGCATACCCACATAGATCACGTCAGTGGCCGATGCGTTGCCGCCGGTTTGCGTCTTCACAGACACGGTCAAAGCGCTTGATCCAACTGAGGCAGCTATTGAAAGGTTCTCAATGTTGTATTGGTCGAGGGGGGCGAATCCGGAGTTCATGAGTGCCAGCACGTTCGCTAAGTTGCCGTCGTCAAGGATGTTCGTCGCCATTTTGTCAGACAGGTATTGCGCGAGCTGCGACACGATGACGGATGCCTGACGAAGGGCTTTGTTGTTTAGTTTGGAGCTCGCAACCCCCGGCTGGTTCCCAACCGTGCGGTCGGCCGCGATCGCGTATTCACCCTGGGTGAGCAGGTTTGTGCCCGAGTCAGTTGGACAAAAGGCCAAGAAATTATTAGTTGCCATTTAGAGTTCCTCCTCTTATGCGAGCTCACGTGCCCAGGACCCATCATCCCAGCCCGCGATAACTGCGCTTTCAATATCCCATCCAAAAAATGGGTTATCATCTATTGGTGAATAGATCACATTTACTCTGACACCTTCCGGCTTAAGGGGCAAGTACCCCTGTTCGATAAGCGCCAAAGTCAATGCATCAACCGGCCTCCCCACGAAGCCGATGTTGTAACTCATATCCTGATTGTCCTGGACGAAGATCGTGATGTCGGTGAAGACCGAGTCCCAAACCTCGTACATGTTCTGGAGTGAGCCGTCCCAGCGGTTGGCCGCGATCTTGGCCTTCACAAACGTGCGATACACGTCATCAGGCAATACCGTGATGTCAACCGGTTGCGACTCATCTTGCCACACGCCATAGTCCCACCCCACGAAGGGGTTCGTGCCGTCCCAACTGAAGTACACGCCCGGGATCGGAATAGAGATATTCCGTGAGATGCCGGCCCATTGCCCGATGATGTCAAGTTGATCTCCGATCGCGGTGTCCACGTCGAAAATCGGGATCATTGACTTCATCAAGTCCTGAACCCGAACCGGCGCGGAGACATCGGTCGATACCATGCCCGTGAACTTCGCCTTTTGGCGATGCTCTGAGGTGATAAGGTTGAGGTACTCTTCAATCGTTGGCATTAGTCGATCACCGTCACATCTGTTGCAGCCGTGCAGCTTGCGATCTCATTCCAATCAATGTCCACGTTCGCGGCCGCCACGGGATCACCGTCGCGCGAAATCTCAACGCTGACAACGTCGAATGTTCCGAAAGCCTGTGTGCCTTGTAAATAAGCAGCAATGAAAAGTTTGGTGTACAAGACGTCATTCCCAATGCCGATGGCATTGATGGCGGCCGCGATCGCGTCAGCAATCAGATCGGCATAAGCGGCCGTGTAACCGGAGTTCACAGAGATGATGACTTGAACTTCAATGGGAACCAGCACCGGGCGCTCAAACGCGATGAGTGCGGGAATGCCGCGGGGATCGGTAACGACCATTGAGGTGTCTCCATAGGTCCCGCAACCGGGCGTCTTATGGAGTTGGATCGTTTCGCAGATATCTTGCACGTCGCCACCTTCAACAACCACTGAGATTGAATGCTCAGGAATGCCGTTCGCATCAGTTGAAGCAGTGTCATTCTCGTATCCGCGCACGCGGGTCACGCCGGGAAGGTTGGCCACGGCTCCGATTGTGCCGTCAAATACCGTTTCAGAAGGGTTCGCCGTTGAGACTTCTTGGCGCGCGCGAAGTTCTGCATCTGACTCAACAGCAACGCCCGGAGTGGCCGCGCCGGCATTGTTTACCGACTGCCATCCGCGGGTGGGCGTGAAGATGCGGTTAACCGTATTCACGGCCGCATTGACCGCACCTTCTTCTTGCGCGGTCGCCGTCACAGTGATGGTGCCGGGTCCCGGGATCGTGGTTCCAATCGGAATGTCCCACTTCTGTTCAAGCGTGTCGATCGCCACGGCCGGAGCTCCGACCACGCCGAGGACTGTTCCGGCTTGACCAGTGATGAGCACGTCAACGGTGGAGAAGGTCGCCGTTCGCTTCGTGAGGCCGTTGATCTTCACATTTCGTGCGAGGCCCACGCCCTGTGCGGTCACGGGAGAGAATGAGTTGTACACGGACGCGCCGAGCGCGGCGGTGTCATAGAACGCTTTGGCAAGGATCGCAAGGAACTGACCATCTTGAGAGTCGGGTTCAATGTAAACATCGGCGCCGTAAATGGCCCGATACTCACCTTGTATCCACGCAAGAAACGCGGGGTAGTCTGCGAAGTGATAGCCCGTCTCATCAATATAAACTAAATCAGTTATGTCCATCTCAACCCCTAGTAGTTCCTGTAGTTCTCGACCTCAACAACCGTCGGCCCATAGATTGTGTTGATCGAAGCGGACACGGTCAGCCCGCGCGTTTCGCCGTCAAGATCGCTTTCAAACTGATCTATGCCCACCATGCCCTGAGTTCCGTTCACACGGTCCTGCAAGGTGATGTCCGCGGACTCTTTTGAATGCTTCCCAAGGATGCCGAGCATGAAAGGCGTGCCCTCATCGATGTTCAGGAACCATTCACCCAGCCAAAGCAAGAGGCGGGTCTGAACGGCCTGGCCAACGGCTTCAGGAACATCACGCCAAAAATCAAGCTGGCTGGCCCCAAACGAATAGTCCCCGTCTGCTGTCAACTTGCGATATCTCATGGCGTTGGTCCTCCTGACGTTCCGGCACCGGTCGTGACCCCAGTATGCTTGTGTGTGGTGAACCCTAGCAAGCCCGCAATGAAGTCAAGGGCGGTAACTGTACCGCTGACCACCAGGTTGCCCGTGAAGTTCAAAACACCCGTCACAGTCAAGTTACCCGTTACTTCAACGCCGGCAGGGGATACCAGTTTTATTTTACCGTCGGCCGCAATCTCGATGTAGGTCGTGCCGGCAGCGTTGCGAAGCTGAGCACCTGTGGCGCTTATCGCGCCCGCGGGTACGTTCGGAACTGAGCAAGGACCCGGTATCGCAAAGCCATCAGACAGGTCATGCATCCGGGCTTCCATCGGGCGTTGAATTCCGCCGGACTGCCACCATGCATCTATGCAGCGGGAAGAGAACACCACAAGGACTTCATCATTAACCGCGATCGGAAGCGTGAGCAGGAACCCGCCGGCCTTGGGAAAACAAATTGGAACGTCAACGAGCATCGGATAGTTCACCGATTGCTTCACGCCGTTCTCGTCTTCAACCGTGCCTTGGATTGCGGGCTGTGCGCTGCAGGTCATTTTGGTGAGATCAACCGCGGTCACGATGCAAGGAATGGCCGTCCACATACCGGATTGCTTGCCTTCAAAGGCGATCCGGAAGGCTTCTTCAGGATCATTGTAGAGCTGTGCGCGATCAGCCATAATTCGTTTGCACCGAGTTAATTGGGTTTGTAGTCACGTCGACGTTCAGACAAATCATGCTTGAGTACCATTCCACGCCGCGCGTGTCGCCCTGATGTTCCACCACCAAGAGATAGTAAACGCCGTCAGCGGTCAGCGGGGCGGGAATGTTCGCGGCGCTGTTCGGCACCGTCAGGTTGATCTTGAGTCGTTCAATGCTCTTGTTGTCGATCTCGACGCGGCCGCCGATCTTCAGCATCGGGTTAAGCAACGCCTTGATGTTCACGCCTTCATTCGTTTGCTGAGGAGTTCCGATCATGCCGGTCTTCGCGGTCAGCACCACGCGCTCACCCGGGAGGTATGCCTTCTTCGAGACGAACGTGACCTTTTCATCTTGGATCGACCAAGTTTTGTCGGTGGTCTGAGCGGCATCGCGCAGATAGTTTCGGGCGTTCCCATACATAACTTTCCCGCGGGGAAGCTTTTCAGGTGGGAAGTCGCCGAGGTGGCCAGAATTCACGCCTTTAGGCGCCATTGAACCAATCGCGGCCTGGACTTGATCGGCTTGAGTTCCGCCGGCCGCAACGGTCGCGTTCACGATCGCGAAGTTGTATGCGCGATCGCCGTCGCCCGCAACGATGTCAATGAAGGTGTCCGTGGCACTTTCACGGCCGAGGATAACTTGCTTGATGTTCCCCTGGAAGATCACGCCATAGTTGCCCTCGTATCCGGCCTGCAGGATGACCCGCTTGAACTCCTTCTGGATACGGAGCGCGGTCTTTTCTTCAAGGTTATACACGCGGATGTCCGCCACGTTCGGGGTCATGGTGTCGGATCGTTTCACCACGAACTTGCATCGGAGCTCGGACAGGTCAAGCCCGTCCAGATCGGAACCGAACACCACTAAACTGAAGGCCCGGAGGTATTGCTGAGCGCCGTCCACCTAGTCCTCCGTCTCGAAGTATAGGTTTGACTCCACTCCCAAGTTTTCAAGGGTCGGCACCGCGTTCTGGTCGCCGTCGGTGTACACGAACAGACTTCCGCCGAAGCCGAGGTACTCAAGGCCCGAGAGTACATCAGCGCCCGTGATGAGGGGGATGTTCGCAACGATCGGTTCCGCTGTCTCTGCGTCCGCGAAGTCAAGTACCCACCCGCCCTCTTCGGCCGAGTTGTATTTGCACGTCATGGAATATTCGCGGCCAGCCAGGGCGATCTGAAAAGTCTGAGGCGTGGGACTGAGGGGGATCTTGAATAGGCTCATCGTAACAACCCCGAGAAGGCATCAAAGCCCGTTGCCAGCGCCGACTTCTTGCCCACGTTCTCGGTCTTGCCGGTGGTGCCGGGGTTCTTCTGCTTCGTGCGCGGGACCTGTGTCGTGGTCACGGACACGATGATGATCTCCTGGCAAGACAGCGATATCTTCAGGGCGTTCTCGGTGCCCTTGTCAGTGGTCATTCCGATTGAGGAGATGAGCATGTTGTAGTAGATGCGCTTCGGCGTCACGATGGTGAACGGCACGCGCGACGACTGAAGATCAAGAAGGTCCTGGTAAATCTTCGAGAGGGACTTTGCCGGGTTGTCCTTGAACAAAATCTGAGTGCTGAACACGGTGGGCTCTTTATAGGCGTGGTCCGTGATGCTCGCGCCCTGCTGGACCGGCTGCTTCGTGATGGTCAGCGTGTCGTTGGTCGTCTCGTCAATGACGACGTTCGCAGAGATCTCACCGATCTTGCGGGTTGGCCGAACTGAGAAGATTGATATGGGAACGCTCAGGAAGCTCAACGAGTGGCCCCCTTCAGGTTCCTGACCATGTCAAAGTTCACGCGGCCCTGTTGCTGAGCAACGGCCCTGCCCGTGGATTGAGCATCCGCGGATCCAGTCACATTGATTTCTGTCTGCTGCGTCACGTGCTGGTTCGTCTGCTGCTGGCTCGCCGCGGAGTCGGCGCCCATGGGCTGTTGCACCCCGACCTGTCCCCATCGGTTCCATTGGTCCCCGGTGGGCTGTGGCTTATCGCCGCCGACGAACTGAAGCGCCCAGCTTCCGAGTGCCCCCACGGTGCTGAAAAGGCCCTTCAGCGTGTCCCAGAGGCCCATCACCACGTTCTTCAGTGACTCAATGACCATCTTCGCCGACTCGAAGGCCTGGTCCCACTTCCCGGTGAAGGCCTGATACACGGCGAAGCCGATGCCGATAAGGGCGCCGATGATGCCGTCCAGTACCTTCCACACGCCCTTGAGCGCGCCGCTGACGGCGTCGATTGTGGGAATGAAGGAGGTCCAATTAAAGAGTGATTTGCCGCCTTCGCGCCATACCTGAAAGTCATCCCACAGAGCAAGCAGCGTGAGCAGGCCAGCGATGAGCTGACCCAACGGGGTGGCAAGAAATGCGAGGTTCAGCATCTTCCAAGCGGCAATGACGGCCAGAAGGATCGTTGACCATCCATCAGTCTGCTTGTGGAGCTGGTAGAAGAAGTCATACACGCGCGAAAGGATCGACCAAATGCGCTGCCCTAAAATGGTGGTGATCTCAAACGCCTTGAAGACGAAGTTCACGAACTTTTCAAGCGCTGCCTGTATCTTAGGCATGTTCTTGTAGATCTGCCCGCGGAAGATGTCCATTTGCTTCGTCAGCATCGGGAAGAACTTCGCCGCGACGCTGGCCGCGATTGCCTTGAAAGCCATCTTCGTCTTTTCAAGCGCCATGTTGAACTTGATGGAGTTCTGGATCACCTTCACTATGTTCAGACCGGCGGCTGCATAAGCCTTAAGCAACTCTCGCCTGAGGACCAGGGCTTTGTTGATGGCCGGCGCAATGATGCGGTATTCGTACCCCATCTGCTCGAAGCCCTCGGATATTTTTGATATGGACCAGAATATTCCGGCGGCAAGGACCTTCACGGATGCGTACAGAGCCGTCACCCGCTTGCTCGCGGACGCGATGG